ACCATGTCGTTGCTGTTTTATAACGGTGTTCATTTTGATAATCATCTCTTTGTATTTTTTATCAGAGTATGATATATTTTTTGCAAACATTCTATTTTGCGATTGACTAACGGGGATTTCTTCCCCGTTTAGTTTTTTGTACATAGAGCGAATCATTGCATTTGTTTTTGATGACAATTGATATAATGCCTTGTGAATCCCTGCTCTTTTTCTAAAAACTTCTATCCAACCTGCTTGTCTTAGTTTTTCAAAACGTTGTTTATCCCAACCTAAGATAGCATCAAATTCCAAGAATTTGTCTCTGCTAAAATACTTTTCTGAGTATAAAAACAAAAGTATATCTAGGTCTGATTGAGTTAGACCATATTTAATTTTCATGTATTGGCGTATTACTCTCCAATATTTTAAGTAGTCGTTTGAATTAGATTTCATTTAATTTTTTTTATTACATTTGCTAATACAAAGTTATTAAATTTAACATTATGAAAAAAGTAAGTGCAAAAACCGCCTACAACATCAAGGAGGCAAGTAATCCGAAATTAAAAGCGAGTGCTAGAAAGCATTATGCAATGAACGCTCAAGCAGCTATGAAAAACCAAAAAAAGAAAAAATAATTGAACATATTAGTTACGGGGGGAAATGGTTTTATTGGATTTAATTTAATTAAAAAACTATTAACCGAAGGTCATAGTGTTGTATCGTTAGACGACTTATCAATAGGTTCAAAAGAATACGAGGTTAGTGGTTGTAAATATTTTTATTCAGACATTACTTCATTATGGTCTTTTGATAATTTTTCTTTTGATATTTGTTATCATTTAGCGGCATTATCAAGGATTCAGCCTTCATTTGAAAATCCAATGAGAACGTTTACGGTTAATGTAGAAGGTTGTCAGATAGTTGCTGAGTGGGCACGTATAAATAAAGTAAAAGTTATTTACTCAGGCTCCTCTTCAAAATGGAGTAATTCATTTTTATCTCCTTATGCAAATTCTAAAAAAATAGGAGAAGATATTTTTAAGATGTATAAAACTGTTTATGATTGTGATTTTGAAATATGTAGGTTTTATAATGTGTATGGACCATCTGAGTTTATTGACGGTAAATGGGCAGCAGTTATTGGAAGTTGGAGAGGTTTAATACGTCAAGGAAAACCTATAATTATTGTTGGAGATGGAGAGCAAAAAAGAGATTTTACTCACGTTGACGATATAGTAGATGGACTTTATATGATAGCGATTAAAAACGAAAGACATGATGACGCTTGGGAATTAGGTTCAGGTGTAAATTATTCAATAAATGAGGTATTTGAATTTTTTAAAAAACGATATAATAACATAAAAAAAGTTCATGTATTAAATCAGCAAGGAAACTATAAAGAAACGATAAGGAAAAATAATGATGCTCTTGATAGATTGGGATGGTTTCCGAAAAAAAAATTAGAAGATTACATTTTGAACTTACAAGATAATTGTAAATAAAAAATATAAAAAATATTTATTACTTTTACAAAAAAAAATAATTTAAAACAAAACAAAATGATTAACAACAACACAAGATTTTTGGGAATTGATTCAACCAAGGTTAATTTAATAGAGAAAAAAGACGAACTAAATAACTCAGTTGCAGCTTATTACACTATTGATGAAATGACAGCTTTGCCTGTAGAAACAACCTATCCCGTAACTAATGCCGCAGAAGCAGGTAAAAAGTTTTGGTACAAGGGGAATGAATGGCATTATATGACACAGGCTGAAATTGACAGCACAGGATGGACAGGATTAGTAAGTGTTGGATTTCCTGCACCTGTATATAAAATTTTAAATTATATAGTACTAAATAATGTTGTAGGTCCATCTCCAATTCCAAACATTTTAGGTGTTGGTAATTTTTTTACTGACCAACTTGCTAGTATATTTACAGATGCAGTTACAGAATTTGATGCTTTAGGGTTAGGAATAATTGCAACTTCACTGCAAAGTGTTACTTATATTAAAGAAGCAGCAAGCGGTGGAATATCTAAATTTAGAAATATTAATTTATTAGTTTCGTTAAAAGATATTGGAACAAGGAAAGCGTTAGATGTAGGTTCTCCGGGGCCTACAATTGATGTTTCCGCAGTTGTATTAGATGACCTTTTTACTCAATTACCTATAACACTTAATACTGCAACAATTAGAGTAACTAACTGTTCAGGTGCTGCAACGTGTGACCCAACAATAGCAACTGCAAAAGGATACACTGTAGTTGTATAAAAATAAAATAATATTATGAAACTATTCTCAGTAGCAATAGGGGAAAAATATGAGAAGGAAGCAGTACGTTTACAGCGTACTGTCAACCTTCTAATAGAAGTTTTCACTAAAGCAAGTGATAATTATGTTGAGGTTAATCCTGACCCTTTAATTAATGGTTTGTGGCATAAATGTAATTTTGCTAATTATATAGATGAAGCAGATGAAGCAGTTGTTTTTATGGATGCTGATATGTTTACATTAACAGAAAATCCTTTTAAGACATTTAAGGTTAAAAAATCAACAGACTTTGCTTATGTTCCTTATAAAGGCAAGTGGTATCTTCCTGATGCGATTAGGCAGAGTGCTTTTGAATTTCATGGACATAAAATCAATAGTGGTTTTATGTATTTTAAAAACTTAGAGATTGCTAAGAAAATATGCAACCAATGGCAGTACGAGTATTTGGAAAGAGAAAAGCTGTATGATGTAGATAAAGGCACTTCAAAGTATGAATACGATGAGTGGGCTTTAATGATTGCATTGACAAAATTAAACTATAAAATAGAACTTCTTGATAGCAAATGGAATGATTGGGAATTAGGAACAGAAGAAGAAATTAAAAGTTCAAAATCAATATTTTTTCAATCACATGATTTTTTAGAAATAACATGACCAATAAATCTAAAATGAAATGCAACAGTCCTGTTTCTTCAAATAGAGCAGGAAAGAAGATGATGGTAAAAGCTTGCTCGAATGGAGAGGAAAAACTTCTCCATTTTGGAGCTAAAGGTTATGGTCATAATTACTCTGCTGCAGCTCGTAAAAGTTTTAAAGCAAGGCATAAGTGCGATACTGCAAATGACAAGCTAACGCCAAGATATTGGGCGTGTAAAAAATTATGGGCAGGTAAAGGAGGGTCAACTGCTTCGAGTCCAAAAAATATAAGAGGTAAATATTAAAAACTAAAAAGATGATACATACAAAGAAAAGAGTAGCAAGGTTAGAAAAAAAAGAGGATAGACTTGTTAGAAGAGGTAACAAAGCTGTTGATGAAGGCAGAGACAGAAAAGCTGATAGACTTCTTGGAAGAGCTGCTAGGGTTGAAAATCGAAAAATTAGAATACAAGAACGGAAAAGTAAAAATATTTTAGGTTCTTTACTTTCCCAAGGTAAGATAAGAAAAAATAAATAATTTAAAACAAAACAAAATGAGCTGTAAAGGTTTAATAGGAAGAAAGTACAAAAAATGTAAGAGGTAAATATTAAAAAAATAGTATGCCAAAAGATGCGTGTTACAAAAAAGTAAAAGCAAGCTATAAAGTTTTTCCATCAGCAAGAGCTTCTCAAGCGATTGCTAAATGTAGAAAAGCGTCAGGCAGTGTGAGAAAAAGTTCAGAAGGAACATCTCTAAAGAGATGGGAAAAAGAAAAATGGACCGACACTCGTACAGGTAAAGCGTGCGGAGCCGGAGGCAAAAACGAATATTGCAGACCAAAAGTTAGAGTGTCTTCAAAGACACCAAAGACTATTTCAGAAATAAGCCCATCAAAACTTGCAGCTAAAAAAGCTGAGAAGTCAAGAGTAGGGATGGGTAAACGTGTAAAAAAAGTTTAAATTTTTTAATATCTTTACCCAATGAAAAAAACAATTAAAAAAGCAGCCATGTATGAGTCTAAAAAATCTCTTGATGGAAAAATGAAATTTTTAAAAGGCAACGTTTCAAAAAAACCTAAAAAAAATGAAAAGTAAAGGATTAGGAGATACTATAGAGAAAATCACAACTGCTACAGGAATTAAAAAGGTAGTTGAAAGGGTGTCTAAAGCTACAGGTAAAGATTGTGGATGCGGAGCTAGAAAAAATTCTCTTAATAGAATGTTTCCTTATAAAAACGATTAATCAATAAAAAATATAAAACAATGGCTTATCAAAAATTACAAGCAGGAAGAGCTGCAGCGGTAACTCCATCAGACACAGTAAATATTCCGTCTATAAGCGGAGGTGTAAACGATGGGTGTGTTTTGTACGTTGGTACAACAGGAGATTTGAAGGTAATAACAACAGGGCAGGATGAAGTAACTTTTGTTAATGTACAAGGTGGTTCATTTATACCTGTTCAGGTTTTAAGAGTTTTATCAACAGGAACAACAGCTTCAAACATTGTAGCTCTTTGGTAATGACAGGTCTCCAAATATCCATATCAAATACAATTAATGGTGCACTGCCATCTTCGGGTGGCACACCACCTATTGAAACACGCTTTATTTTTGAAGTCAAAACAGACAACGCAGGTACATCTAACGATAATCAATTTACTATACCTACAAGCACAACAGGTATAACACAAGCGTTTCTATACGATATTGAAACGTCAGATGGGCAGACTATAACAGGTTTAACAGGCGACCACACTATAACCTTTCCAACAGCAGGAACGTATGAGGTGAGAATAAGTGGCTCATTTCCTTATATGTTTTTTAGTAATAGTGGCGATAGGTTAAAGATGTTAGATATATCTAACTTTGGTATTTATGCTTTAGGTGCTACAAATCAAGGTGCTGCTTTTAGAGGTTGTTCTAATATGACAATAACAGCAACAGATAGTGGTAATTTTGGAAGTGTTACTAATTTTAGAGAAACTTGGCGAAATTGCTCAAGTCTTACATCATTCCCATTGTTAGATACAAGTAATGGTGCTGATTTCTTGGGTGCTTGGAATAATTGCTTTAACCTAACATCATTTCCATTGTTAGATACAAGTAGTGGAATTAATTTTCAAAGTGCTTGGCGAAATTGCTCAAGCCTTACATCATTTCCATTGTTAGACACAAGTAGTGGTACTAATTTTTCTTTTTCTTGGAGATTTTGCACAAGCCTAACATCATTCCCATTAATAGATACAAGTAGTGGTGTTATTTTTAATGAGACTTGGTATAGTTGCACAAGCCTAACATCATTTCCATTGTTAGATACAAGTAGTGGTACTGATTTCGTGGGTGCTTGGAATAATTGCTTAAGCCTAACATCATTCCCATTAATAGATACAAGTAGTGGTGTTAATTTTGGTTTTGTTTGGAGTGGTTGCTCAAGTCTAACATCATTTCCTTTGCTAGATACAAGTAGTGGTATTACTTTCTTTCAAGCTTGGAATAATTGCTTAAGCCTTGCTAACTACCCTGCCAACGCATTCGATATTAACATAGCAACTAATTACGGAAGTGCTTTCACAGCAACCAACCTAACAACGCAATCAATAGACGATATACTTGTTAGTTTAGACACTAACGGTGTTACTAACGGAACGTTTTTACAAAGTGGCGGACAAGCACCGAGTGCAACAGGGTTAACGGCAAGGGATAACTTAGTATCTAAGGGTTGGACTATAACAGTAACAGCATAAATTATATAATATGACAGAGATAAACAAACCACAGGAATTAACGTACTTCATTTGCAGAGAAGATGAAACGTTTACAATTACAGCGTATGGCGAAATAAATCCTGACCAAGTAATGAAATCAGGGCAACCAATAGTTGACACCTACACCGATAAGGCGGTATGGGAGGCTAAATTATTAGAGGGTGGCATAACATTAACACAAGATGAAGAAACTATTTAGCATACTTTTATTTGTAGCACTTTGGTAAATTTAAGAAAAAAATGGCAAAGATATTACCCGTAGGAAATTATGTTAAGAAGGCTAAGAAAAAAGGAGTAGCTGCAAAAAATAAAACGAGCACTAACAAGGGTAGTAAGCTGTATAAGAAATCATATAAAGGTCAAGGAAAGTAATGAAATATTTAAACTACTTAGTAACATCTATATTATTAATGTTCGTTCCGATACAAGGAATATTAATATCAGTCGGAGCATCAATACTTTTAGATACTTTTACGGGAGTATTTAAAAGTGTAAAATTAAAAGGATGGAGAAGTATTAGAAGCAAAAAGCTATCTCATATAATTTCTAAAATGTTATTGTATGAAATATGTATTTTGTTATTATTCGTAATTGATAAATTTATATTAAACGAATTTATTTTTCGTTGGTTAAGCATAGATTTTATGTTTACCAAGATTTGTGGAATACTGCTTATATTTATTGAGTTAGTTTCTATAAAAGAAAATATAGAAGAATCCTATAATATTAAAATTTGGGATATTCTTAAAAAAGCATTTCTTAGAGCAAAAGAAGTTAAAGGTAATATTGATGACATTGTATAATGGACAAGATTACAATTGACCGAATAGGTACTTTGCATCCTAAAATACGAAAGCAAGTTTTAGATGCCTACACTCACGTAAACAACAGACTCCTCGGAAAAGGGGTCCGTTTGCGTTTTGCGCATACCACAAGAACAATCGAAGAGCAAAATGAATTATTTGCTCAAGGAAGAACGAAATTGTTTGATAAAAAAGGTAGAAGATTAGGTATAGTTACTAAGGCAAGAGGAGGTCAAAGCATACATAATTATCATTTAGCATTTGATATTGTTTTGTTGCTTGATAGAAACAATGATGGAGTTTTTGAATCTGCAAGTTGGGATACTGTTTTGGATTTTGACAAAGACGGAATTGCTGATTGGACAGAAGTTGTAAATTACTTTAAGTCTATTGGATTTGTTTGGGGAGGAGATTGGAAATTTAAAGACAGACCTCATTTTGAAATGACTTTTGGACACACTTGGAGAACTTTACAAAAAGAACTTAATTCCGGAAATACTTTTACAGAAGTAATTAATGGAAAAACATACACTTATGTTAAGATATAGTCTGATATTTTTATTTGCTGTGCTTGTGTCTTGCGGCTCAAGAAAAGTTAATATGCAAAAAACTGACACAGTTATAAAAGTAGAGGGCAAGTCTGAAATAAAAAAAGATGAGGTTATTACTACTCAAAACAATATAAGTATAAATACTAATATTGATGAAGTAGAAATTACTCCAATAGACCCTGAAAAACCAATTATTATTGGAGACAAAAAGTATTTTAATGCTAAGATAAAAACAAAAAAAACTAAATCGTCTGTAGTGGATACCACTAAAAAAGATGAGGTAAAAAAAGAAATACAAAAAGTAGAATCTAAAGAAGTTAAAGAGCAAAAAACAAAAGTAAAAGAGGTTGATAGAAAAGAAAGTTTTTTACCTTATTTGTGGTGGATTTTAATTCTAATAGTAATAGTTTTTTTTACAAGAAAAGCTCTTAAAAAGTATTTACTTTAAATTACATATATTTGTATCATAACAATTAAATCAAATTAAAATGAAAGTCGTAAACAAAAACAAATTCACTCAAGACAAAGTTCAAAGAATAACACAAGAAGAACTTACTAAAATTCAAGAATTAACTTCAGAGTTTAACAAAGCAAAAATGGCTATTGGGGATGTAGAAATTCAAAAACAAAACATTTTTAGTCATATAGAAGTTTTAAAAAAAGAATTTGCTGTGCATGAGAAATTATTAATTGAAAAATATGGGTCTGATTCAGTTGTCAATATTCAGACAGGAGAAATAACAAAAAAACAATAAAACAAAATGGGAAAAATAAGTACATATTCAGTTTTATCAACACCAACAGCAACAGATAAGTTAATTGGTACTGATGTAACTACAAATAATGAAACAAAAAACTTTACTATTGATAGTTTATTTACTGTTGTTGTAACTTTACCTGTTTTTGCTAATAATGTTGCTGCACTTGCAGGAGGTCTTGTAATAGGAAGACTTTACCAAACTGCTACAGGAGAGGTAAGGATTGTAGTATAATTTAATTAAAAAAAAATGGAAATAAGAAAAATTTCTGTTGGGCCTGACTATAAAGGAGGTGCCATGCACTACATAGTTGGGCAAAAATTGCTTGGCGATAGCAATGAAATTCATTTAATAAAATACGATGAAAAGAAAAATTCTTTCAAAATATACATCATAAATAAAAAAGAAGAAGTAGTTTTGTGGAAAGAATTTAATTCTCAAATGCCAATTTCAATCGAATATAATATAAATTTTTAATGAAATCTCCATTTTACTTTATTGTAAAGCCTAAAAATGGAAAAAGATACGACAACACAAAAAATATAGCGGGAATTGAATTTATCGTAAGCACTTCTGAAGAAGACCATAAATTTTCGAATCGATATGCTGAGGTTGTCGAACTTCCATTAGGCTATAGTGGTCCTATAGAGATAGGAGATACTTTACTTGTGCATCACAATGCATTCAAATTTTATAACGACATGAAAGGTCGTCAAAGAAGCGGTAAAAGTTTTTTCAAAAATGATTTATTTTTCATTGAAACTGACCAATTTTTTATGTACAAAAAGAAAGATAAATGGTTTTCATACGATAGATACTGTTTTGTGAAGCCTATACCTGTGATTGATTCTTATATAAAAAAACCTTTTAGTGAAGAGCCTTTAATTGGAAAAATGGTTTATCCTAATGAATACCTTTTAAGTAAAGGTGTTAATTCGGGAGACCTTGTGTGTTTTAAACCTGATAGTGAATATGAATTCAATGTTGACGGAGAAAAACTCTACAGAATGTATGACCATCAAATAGCTATAAAATTATGAGCACAAGAGCTATAAAACTTAGAATTATAGAAGCAGGTCATAAGGCTGTTGAGGAGTTAATAAAGGTTGCTGAGGACGCTATACTGAATCCAAATAGCGAAGGAGATGATTTAGCTGCAGATAAATTAAAAAATGCAGCAGCAACTAAGAAATTAGCTATATTTGATGCTTTCGAGATTCTGAATAGAATAGAAGCTGAAAAAGAAAGCTTAGAGTTAGCTGAAAAAGGAGGAAGTCGAACCGATACAAGACAAGGATTTGCTGAAAGAAGGTCAAAATAAATTGTATAAAATTGTTGAGGACTATATCCCAAAACAAGTTGTTTCTAATAAAAATAGAAACAATTCTTGGATTTATGGATATAACGAACAATATGATGTTGTGGTTATATCTAAAAGTGGTCAAATTGGAGACGTAATAAATATTTCAGGTCTTCTTATTGCTTTACCTCCAACCCCTACAAAGTGTCTTCAAAGACACACAAGCAATTCTGAGCAGTATTGGGAAAGACAGGAATTACCTAAAACACTTAGCAAAATTCAATCAATATTTCAATGGAACGAAATGCCATCTGAATTTAAAAACATGTGGGTCGATTATATTGAACAAGAGTTTGATTATAGAGAGCAAGGTTTTTGGTTTATGAATAATGGTGTTAAGACTTACATAACAGGCTCTCATTATACGTACCTTCAGTGGTCTAGTATTGATGTTGGGTATCCTGATTTCAGAGAAGCTAATAGGATATTTTGGATTTTTTGGGAAGCTTGTAAAGCTGATGAAAGATGTTTTGGAATGATTTACTTAAAAATTAGACGTTCAGGATTTTCTTTTATGTCATCTTCTGAAGCAGTAAATATTGGTACTCTTGCAAAAGACTCTAGGATTGGAGTATTATCTAAGACAGGTCCTGATGCTAAAAAAATGTTTACTGATAAAATAGTTCCAATAAACAATAGACTTCCGTTTTTCTTCAGACCAATTATGGATGGTATGGATAAACCTAAAACTGAATTAGCTTATAGGGTTCCTGCATCTAAGATTACAAAGAAAAATATGTATGAAATAGAGGATGAAATTATAGAAGGCTTAGATACATCTATAGATTGGAAGAACACAGGAGATAATTCATACGATGGAGAAAAATTATTATTGTTATGTCATGACGAATCTGCTAAATGGACTGCTCCGAATAATATAAAAGAAAATTGGAGGGTAACAAAAACTTGTTTGCGATTAGGCTCTAAGATTATTGGAAAGTGTATGATGGGTTCTACATCTAATGCTTTAAGCAAAGGTGGTCAGAACTATAAGGATATGTACGAGGATTCTAATGTTACAGTTAGAAATGCTAATGGTCAAACAAAGTCAGGATTGTATTCTTTATTTATTCCAATGGAGTGGAATATGGAAGGTTTTATTGATATTTATGGAATGCCTGTTCTTAATAAGCCTGATGAGCTTGTTAGAGGAATAGATGGCTCTTGGATAAAAAATGGGGCTATAGATTATTGGCAGGCAGAAGTAGATTCTTTAAAAAACGATGCAGATGCTCTTAATGAGTTTTATCGTCAATTTCCAAGGACAGAATCTCATGCATTTAGAGATGAAAG